CCGCAGTAGTTGATCCAGTTAAAACATTCTGACCTAAAGCAGTAGTTCTAGGTGCAACTTTAGAAAATGATGCGGGAGTGCCAGCGATAAGAGATTTTTGCAAACCACCTGGCAACATTAAATTTACAGGGTCAAGTAAACCAGTACCAACTCCACCAACAAGCAGTCCTGGACGCTCTGTAGCCACCTTATAAGTGCCTTTTAGAATATCTGTTAAAGATGGTACTGGACCTAAAGTAGGTTGTTGTTTAGTACGATCAATGCCAAGGTATTCATCTGACAATCCAAGCGCACTTAGACCGCCTTTAATGCCTTGAGACATTAAATTGGCAGTACCAGTAATTAACTGTCCACCAGTAGTCTTGCCACGTAATACATCTAGTGGATTAAAGCTTGCGGCAACATCTTGTTGAAACTGAGTCTTAGGCTGAAAAGCTTGTTGTCTAACACTCTGCATAAATTCAGCAGGGGTAGGTGCAGCTTGTCTTTGTTGTTCTTGTTGTTGTGTAGGTACATTGATACCTGTTACTGGCTTAAACTCTTCAGTTGGAGCTTGTTGTTGAGAAATACCAGTAACTGGTTTCCAATCTTCATCATCTTTTTGAGCCATACCAACCACCTTCTTGACGTAGTTTTGTGTTTCTTTAAATGGAGGAACTCCACCATACTTTTCAACATTACCTGGGCCAGCGTTATAAGCAGCCGCCACCAAAGTAGGATCTTGGAATCGTTCTGTTAATTGACCTAGATACTTAACACCACCTCGGATGTTATCTCTCCAATCCATACGATTAACGCCAAGATCTTTAGCAGTAGCGCCCATCAACTGCATAGGTCCGTAGGCACGATCATTGAACCTAGTTTTAGGTCCTATAGCGTTAAAGGAACCACCAGACTCAGCCTCAACAACACCTTGCACCAAAGAAAGAGGAACACCTTGGCGTTCTGCCTCTTGAGCAGCAAATGCAAAGATTTCGTCTTTAGTCGCCATGTTATTGACCAACAAACATTACAGTACCATCTGGCTTTTTAACCCCATATCTTCCAGACTTGCCTTGAACAAGTTGGAATCCTGCTGGCAAAACTGGTGCGCTAGGATTAGCCGTAATTTGCTCATTAAGGAATTGATTAACCTTTGGATGGTTATACAAACGTGGGTTATCAGGAGAGTTAGCCCATGCCGTATAAACAGCTTTAGGGTCACCAGTATAAGAATCAATAAATCTCTGACGGGCATCATCTTTGTCTGCTGCAGCAATCTCAAGAGCAGACACATACTTGGTAACAAACTTAGGATCAGTTACACCAGTAGTAGCCTTGTCAACAATACCACCCTCAAACGCATTGGCATTGCCTTTAATGTTGCTTAAGCCTTTCAAAACACCTTCAGAGCGTGTCTTGTTCAGCAAGTTGACATTGCCTACCAAAGAGTCAAATTTATCGCCAACACCTGGGATAGCTCTCATATAAGATGCACCCGTAGCAAAAAACTCAGTTAGTTTATTTGGGTCTAGTTGTTCAGCAGCGTTATATAAATACTCAGCAGAAGTCTTACGATCACCAACAGTTAATGCGGCATCAAGAGCAGTTTTTGTAAACTCATTGTATCGATTTGAAGTTGCAAGATTTACTGCTTCTTGAGCAGGAGAAATCTTAGATACTGCACCTGTAACTCCTCCAACTGGTGGAGTAGTTCCCGCACCGCCAGCACGAGGAGGCTGTGTAAGAAGAGAAGATCTAGGAACATAGTAAGTTTTACCATCAGCCCCTATAACTTGTTCAACTTGACCTTGTGCTTGAGCCATAGCCTTAGCGCCTTCAATTGCACCAACAGCGTTAACTGCACCTGGAATTGCTTGTTGAGTAAACCCACCACCTTGCATTGGAACAAGCATAGTATTAGCAGATACTTCTGGAGGAGTAGTCTGTATCATAGACTGCATATAGTTCTGCACAGGAGCCGCAGAATATCCACCAGTTAATGGGTTGTACTGAGATGTAATTCCTTTATCCTGTGTAGGCAAACCACGCAATATTTCCATATTTGGGTTTAGCAATAAATTACCTTGCACTTTAGGTTGCAATGAAGAAATAGTCTCTCTCATTGGTCCTTGTGAAGCAGTAGGCAAATTCAAAACATCTTGCAAAGCATTTTGGATGTTAAAAGGCAAACCTTGCGCTCTTGCAGTCTTTAACTCATTTTGTTGTTGAGCAACATCTGGAGTTACAGGACCCATGTACTGAGGACTTGATTCGTTAAATTTCGTAGGCATATATTTGCCTTGGAAATTAGCAATAGAAGCACGATCAGCGGCTTTCTGTTGCATTTCAGTAATAGCACGTTGACCACTCAAATACTGATCTGGTACAGATAGGGCAGACTTCAGACCCATAGAAGGGTCATTGCTTAACAAAGAGCCAAGCAAGAATTGTTGAGTAGCTTGCTTTTGTAGGCTATTCTTTTCTTCATCACTAAGACCAGTAAGTGCTGCATCTGACAGCAAACCAAGATTAAACATATAAACTCCTTACAGACCGAACAAGCCAAGCAGACCTTGGCGTGAAGTAGAAGATGATTGCATACCAGAGCCACCACCAACATTGAGTCCCAATGCTTGGTTGATGATCTGTTGTTGTTCCAGTGGCAGATTGCGGATGGCATCCAACTGTTGTTGTGAGAACTGTTGTTGTTGACCACCAATGTTCTGCAAAGCTTGCGCTCCTGCAAAACCCATTTGCTGACCTTGACCTGCAATATTAGCCATTTGACCAGCCGCACCCAAACGCTGTTGGTTAGCACTTAGTCCTGCTTGCTGATTAGCTAAATTAGCTTGCAAGAAGTTCTGAGCATTAGTCAATCCTGCTTGCTGACTTAACCCTGCTTGTTGGGCAGCCCTAGCATTGATAGCCGCTTGGTTAGATAAACCTGCTTGGTTAAATGCAGATGCACCAAACTGTCCCGCTTGGTTTAAAGCATTCATGTTTGCCAATGTCATTGCTTGCTGATTACCAGCATTAAATTGACCCATCTGGTTCTGCGCTGCAGCATTCTGTAAAGCTGCCTGATTGAAAGCAGAAGCACCAAATTGACCTGCTTGGTTCAATGCACCTACATTGCTTAGACCTGCTTGTTGCAAGTTTGCAGCATTAAATTGTTGGCCTTGATTGAGAGCCGCTTGGTTAGCAAGTGAAGCGGCATTTGCAGCACTAGCACCAAACTGACCTGCTTGGTTTAAAGCGGCAACATTAGACAAACCTGCCTGTTGTAAATTACCCGCATTAAACTGAGCCAAAGCATTTTGAGCAGCGGCATTCTGTGCGGCTGTTTGATTGGCGGCAGCGGCATTGAACTGAGAAGCGCCTGTCTGTGCGGCAGCACCTGCTAAACCTGCTTGTTGCAGATTACCCGCATTGAATTGTGCTAAAGCATTCTGTGCAGCAGCATTTTGTGCGGCCATCGTATTCTGAGCATTAGCACCAAATTGGAAAGCTTGGTTCTGAGCCGCTTGAGTAGATAACCCTGCTTGCTGAAGTTGTTGAGCATTAAACTGAGCTTGTGCATTAGCTGCAGCTTGATTACCCATGCCCGCTTGTTGAAGATTGCCAGCGTTAAACTGAGCCATCTGATTAGCGGCAGCTTGGTTTGCCAAAGCAGTTTGTTGGGCATTCTGAGTGTTTAATTGACCAACACTTAGGTCAACACCCTGATTTGCTAGTGAGGCTCTCAAGGCAGCATCTTGATTGGCTTGTGAGGCTTGTAAAGATGAGGCTTGATTTAATTGTTGCGCTTGCAATCCAGTAGACTGATTAGCAAGAGAAGCACGTAATGCGGCATCTTGATTGGCTAAAGTTGCTTGTTGTTGCAGTTGAGCATTACTCAAACCATATTGTGTATCAACACCTTGGTTAGCCAAAGCCGCACGTAGGTTTGCATCTTGATTAGCCAAACCAAACTGACCCGCAAGTTGTAAAGCCTGTTGAGTAGTGGCAGCATCTTGAGCTTGGTTAAGCTGTTGAGCTTGCATAGTGCGACCAATATCAGCCTCAGAAGCTTGTTGGGCGGCAGCATAGGCAGCGGCATTCTGTTGAGCAACCAATCGAGCCGCATTCTCTCCAAATGCACGATTAGTTTCAGCTTCAGCAACACCCTGACGAGATCCACCAAAAGCTTTAGCAGCAGTGGCTTGTGCGGCAGTTTGTTGTTGTTGTAATTGGCGTGAACGCTCCAAATCCCTCAAACTTTGCTCAGTCACAGCTTGTGTATATGGATTCATATACTGCTGAATATTCTGATTTAAGAATGATGCGGCTTGAATATCACGTACGTTTTGACGAGCTTGTGGAGCAATCTGACCCAAAGCCTCAGAGGTAACTTGAGCGCCTGTTACACCAGTGGCAGACACATCCCTTGCACCACTTCGTGCGGCTTGGGCGGCAATAGCTTGGTCAGCAGCAACACGTTCAGCAGCAACACGCTCTGCTTCAATTTGTTGGGCAGAAACATTGCGAATGTTGCCACGGCCTAAAGTAGCCGCTTGTGCTTGTTGTCCATTACCTGCGGTAATACCACTAAAACGCTCAATTGGAGCTGCAGTTTGACCGCCATATCCTTGTGCCGTATAACCAGTAGCTTGGGCTAGTCTAGCCGCTTCAGCTTGAGCACCACCATAAGTAGTAGCTCCATATTGAGAAACTTGGGATAAAGTAGCAGGAGCCGCTTGAGCGCCACCAAATTGTGTTGCTGCGTATCCACCGCCATACGCTAAATTTGTAGGTCCAGTTTGCGCTCCACCAAATTGTGAAGCCGTATAGCCTTGTGAAGCCGCATTTTGAGCCGCACCAGCAGATGAGAATTGACCAGTAGTAGCGTTATAACCTTGTTGTGCAGCTAGAGCCGCAGGGTCTACGTATGCGGCATTGACATTCGTATAATCTACATTTTGAGGGCTATAGTTTGCAACATTACCTGTTACATTAAAAGCAGATCCAAGTTGCCTAAATGCTTGGCTATTTGGATCAGCAAATTGACGAGTTTGGTTATATCCTGCTTGTTGGTCAGGAGTTAATCCTGCAAATTGACGGGCTTGCAAACCACCTGCTACACCTTGTGCGCTTTGGACGTTTTGCAAATAAGCGTCACGCAATGCAGGATCAAGTTGCGCTGTTTGTTGACTTGAACCACCAGACATAATTACACCTCCGTAGATAGCCAATAATGTGTTGGCTTCATGTTAAATTTAGATACAAAAGTTCTTGACCAACCTCTACGACCTGTTAAGGTGATCTTGCGGCATTCCATGTCTTCAGCGAACTTCTGAATATGGGGGGTGAGTGTCTCTAGTTCTGCTAGATCACCAGAAGCCAAAAATATGTGCAAAACTTTCATTCTTGGAAAGTCTTGAACCTGAGTAACAACTGCGCTATTGATACCAGGCCATAATTGCATCGTACAACTGTCAATACAGTCGGCTACGTCCTGCATATTATGAGTGTTATCGTATTCTAAAGCAGGTTGTAAGATTTTCTCTACTTTTTGAAAAGATACCGCCCATAATGGTAATTCACCATTAATCTTGTACTTTTCATAGTCAATCATCTCAAACTACCAGGCTTTCCATCAAATCTGATAATACCAACTCGCCAATCAGTTAATTGGTTTCCTTCAATCCTAGCCGCCACTTGGCGACCACTTATACGGACTGAAGTTGGATTAGCCATTGAATATGGACCATAGTTGTATTCAGTTGCATTAGGATAAAACTTAGTGCTAAATTTGACTCTAACATCACCTAAAGTCTTTTCATCAGGGATTAATCCTGTAAGACTCATGGTTCTATCACCTGCCCCAAGCTCTATTGGTCCAGATTCGGCAAACAAAGTCTGTGAGTCATAGGCAAATCCAACCTCATGCTCATAAACATAGCCATCAGCAGAAACCATAATTGGGTTAGAAAAGATACCCCTGTCTGTACCGCAAGTACGGGCTAAAGTTCCTATTGACCAATGATTTTCTCTATAGTTATAAGAAACATAGGAATTGTTCTCATTTGAGGATGAACTAGGGTAAAACCACCAAATCTCACCATAAGCAGAGTTGTGTACGCAATAGACTTTTGAGGCTTGAGTATTATTTATATTGCTAAACACATAGTCAGATACATCGCACTGTAGTGGCTTTACAAAACCATCATAAGTCCAAAATCCTGAGTTAGACATCCAAATACACGCACTATCTGTTGAGGCTACTGCTTGCTTGGAAATAACACCACATCCAGAGCCAACACGCTCAAATCCATAAATATATGGTGGCCCAATGTAGGTAGCGGTATGTACGTCTACATCAGTAAACAGAATGGTAGCGCCACGGATACGCTTTGCACACATCAAAGAGCCAATTGTGGTTAGCTCAAAGTCACCTGCTTGATTGGTTGCTGCAGGAGTCCAAGTTGTATTAACTTCTTGGTCACTCCAAGCAATCTTTCTAGGATTACCGCTTGCACCCAAGGCAAACATAAATCTCTCTTGAGTAACAATAAGACCAGTACAACCAGTTGGAGCATTGGTTATGGCAACGGCATCATTTGCTGTATTTAACTGCCATTCAAGCAACTTACCATCTTTTGAAGAGCAAGCAACTAAATACTCACCCCAAGTATCCATACTCCAAGTGGTTGCAGGTGTGTATGATCCTAAATCTGGTCTTGCAACACCATAAGCAGAACTTCCATAAGTTCCGTATCCATAGCCAATTTTTAGAATCGCATCTGCATCACCAACAGTAAAACTTGTAGGAGTAATGTCAGTTAAAGTGCCATTCTCATTCATTGAATACAAATTGGAGTGTGTACCAATTCCTATTCGTCTGTTATTGTTGCTATCACGCCAGTTAATTAGTCCTCTAGCTGAACCAGTTACTTGGTTATTGGAGCGTTTTCTCCAACCACCAACAGGGCGTAGAGTATTTTCGTACCAACGTACTAAGTTTGCGTCTGTCCAACGTCCTTTAGATTGGTACTCAGTACCATTCTTGTATACGCCAGGAGGAATTTGTAGTGGAATATAAGCCATATCTGCATTCTATAGCGTAGGTAAGTTAGACACAAAACTCATTGTGACAATGGCTGATGGGACTGCTGGCCTTGTCGGGCTTGTTCCAGCAGCGTATTGCTCAATGGAGACACCGACATCGGTTGGTCTCCACATTATCTCAACATAGTCAGTCGCATTTAAGCTCACAAAGTAATTCAATGCAGCAATGGTGTGGTACGGGTCTCCAGCACCTTTTCTAGGTGCAAAGCCAAATCTACTATTTGAGTTAGCTACATTTGTACCATTTACCTTAAACCAGACATCTACATCCTGAGAGGCATTTGTTGTATTTGTAAACTGAATAGAAAACTGCAAGTTCCAGATTCCAGCACTAGCTACTGTGAGTCTAGATCCGCTGGCTATTGTTACGCCATTGGAATAATCTGTCGTGTTAAATGTAACGGCATAGGCCGTAGTGGTGTTTGCCGCTACTTGATTTGTAGAGTCTTGGAAAGCCCCATAAGGGTTATTTAAATACTTTCCACCCAATGGTCCATATATTGACTGCAATGTATTGACTAACTTTGTAAAAAACAACCTCAAAAGACCATTGTTTTGGTTCTGTAGACTTTGAGAATAGGTAGTACCTGACGTACCCAAACTAGGCAAGGCAGGTATATCTAATTGTTGTTTTACATTAGCCATTACTTTTTAAGCCATGTTTGCCAGATAGCACCAGCAGCCATAATTAACCCACCTATCCATAGAATAGGTTTAGCAGCAGAGGCAATCCATCCAAGCACTTTAAAAGCCCCATCAAGGGCATCTATAGCCCCTACAAGACCTTTTGTGTTCTTGTCTATCTCATCTACCTTTAATTCAACTGCAAGCAGTCTTTCGTAGATTTGCTCATGGCTTACTTCACTCATGACGCACCACCACTAATAGAGTCAGCAAGTGATTCAATAGTAATTGTTTCAATTATTGGCTCTGGTCTAGTTTGCACTTCTACTGTATAAACCACACCATCCTCTACATAAGCGCCACAGCCAACAAGCATTTGTGTTGCTCGGTCATGTTGCTTGAACATACTGACTTTGTAGCAGTTGTTCTCAGTAAAGAAGTTATCGTCTGGTCCACCTACAGGGAAAGATGTTTCTTTAAACATTTCTCTGTAATCAGCAACAACAAGTTGTCCGTCAATAAGTTTAGCAATGTTCATGTTACTGGTCCTTTATCTGCAAATGCTGCAATTGGTGCTGTGAAGTTAGCCGTATATCTTGCGACCTTAGAGATGCGTAAATCGTCTATGTAGCCGTTAAGAGCTGCAGCAGTTTCATTAAAACCATTGATTCCAATTGTTGGCCTTCTTGAAGCACTCAAATAGTTAGTTGAATCAGTATATGTAGAACCAACTTGCGTACCATTTACAAACATCTTGGTGCTAGTTCCACTTCGTGCAACTGCAATGTGATACCAAGTTGATGTGCTAAATGCTGAAGCAGATGTAATTCTGTCTGAGCTTGAAACTACATAAGACAATTGAGAAGAACTGTTTACATACAAAGTTGGGTAAGCGCCATTGGTTGATAAAGGTCTGCCGTCATACAAAACAATATCAGAACCTAATCCACTATTGAAGTACACCCAAAATTCTAGTGTGAAGTCGCCAGAACCCAAACCTAAAACTAGATTTGAACTTGCTGAATTAGGAATAAGATAATCACCCGTTCCATCAAACGCTAATGAGCCAGTACCATACTTCTTAACGCTTGTAGAAATCTGTGCATTACCCACAGTTTCTAAGTCGTTCATCATGGCGTTGTCGATGATGCCAGCGTTGGTGTAAGACAAGAGCAATGCAGTATTAGCCGCACCTTGGCTTGAAGTTGTAACTGGTGCAGTTGGTGATGTAAATATTGACGTTCCGTTGGTTGTGCTACTTGTTTGATAACTTGTTGGGATTGAGCCTAAACAAGTCCTAACATCTGTTATGTAACCTGTATAGGGTCTGCTTCCATCTGACGCAATATATTGTGTTGTTGGTGAAGCAAAGCTAATTACGTTTGTTCCATTTGCTCTTAATACGCCATTAACAAACAGCCTAAAAGTTGTACTACTTCTTGTGACTGCTATATGAGTCCATACCCCTGCCAAATCAGATTGAGCAATAGTGTATGTAATGACATTTGCAACATTAAAAATTCCAACTGCTAATGCACCTGCGCTAACGTCATAATAAATCTGAAATCCGCTAGTTGTTGGATTAGAAATAATTTGTGGATAAGACCCGCTTTGGGTTTGCCAATATACTGATAGTTCTACAGAAAAATCTTGTGTTCCTGTTGGTAAAACAGTATTGGCAGATGAAATGCTTAAACTATCACTACCATCAAAGTAACCAGACCCGCCAATCCCACTTGTAGAGTATGAAGACAAGGGGCTAAATGGGCTGAAGCGTTGGACGCTTGGTGAGCCTGTTGGAGTAATAGCAATACTGTTACTGCTAGTATCAACAAAACGATTACTTTGAAATGTTAAACAACTTGTATTTGTAATGGCGGTCAATGGCGAAGTTGGTACTGTGTAAGTTCCTGTATATAAACCAGTACCTTTTAAAATTCTAAGATTGGACAAATACCCTTGAACAAATCCAGTGCCACTACCGCCTCCGGGGGCATCGCCAAAAGTGCCAGAAACAAATCTTGCGCTTGACCCGTAGTCATTTGAATCCGTATAAGTTGAGCCAACTTGTACGCCATTAACAAACATCCTTGTACTTCCTGATGCTTTTGAAACGGCTACGTGTGTCCAAGTGTTACCCGTGACAGCGCCAGCACTACTATTTATTTTGACTGCGCCAGCAGTTCCATAGTTTAAGACCCCTGTAGTGGTTAAATAAATCCAAGGGTATGTTGAACCCGCAGAACCAGATGGTCTGAAATCAACAATAAATTGGTTGTCTGTAAAAGACAGAGAATTTATAAAAAACTCAAAAGTCCAATCCCCAGTACCAAATCCAAATACTGCACTTGTTCCACTTGTAAAATAAGTGCTAGTAGCGTTGGTATAAGTACTCCAATTACTGCCATAAGGCGTGAATGTGCCTTGGGTTGGATTTCCGTTACGTGTGATGCTAAAAGCGTTTGTGGATGAGTCTACAAAGGTATTATTCTGAGCGCCATTAGTCCCATCACCATGCAACAACATGGTGACGTAATTAAATTGTGCGTCAGTTGCTTCTGCTGGCGAACCTGATTTAGATGCTGCAAACATTGGAACCCCTTATGGTGTGTAATTCAAGCCAATAGTGGTTCCGTACCAGTTTGTTCCATCAGCAAAGAAACTAAAAATATCTTGCCTAGATGCTGTGGCTGTTATCGTTGGGGCAGTGCCACCAGGGTATTTAACAGTTGACCAAGTAACTGACCTACCGCCTGTGGCATCTTGCTTCAACATAATGATAAAAGACTTGCCAGCAGTAGCCGTAGGCATGGTAATAGTCGCATTGCCTGTCAGGGTGATAATCTGAACAGTTCCGTTTGTCAAAGCCAAAGTAATAGCAGTTGAACTATTGGCGGTGAATGCAGTCTCTACATAGTTGGTGACTGTGGGGTTTGTCAGAGTAGGGCTTGTGGCAAATACCAAAGAGCCTGATCCTGTTTCATCAGTAACCGCAGAAATCAGATTTGCACTTGATGGTGTTGCCAAGAATGTTGCCACACCAGTACCAAGACCAGACACGCCAGTTGCAATTGGCAAACCAGTTGCATTTGTCAATGTTGCTGATGTTGGAGTGCCAAGAATTGGAGTTACAAGTGTAGGACTAGTTGACAATACATTGTTGCCAGAACCTGTGCTAGTGCCAACACCAGTTCCACCCTTGGTGACTTTCAGCAGTGGACCCGCATCAAACAACGCATCAATTGAGTCCAGATCAGTATTGATCTTGGTTCCCCAAGTGTCAGTAGAAGCGCCTACTTCTGGTTTTGTTAAACCTAGATTTGTGGTTGTGGTATCAGCCATTTTTCACCTCATGCGGCAATTTGCCAAGATTCACTATTATCAGCAATTGGAGTCCAAGTTTCACTGGTGTCCCCTATTGCTGTCCATGTTTCAGATGTATCGTTATCAGCGATCCATTTATAATTACCATCTACAGTCATGCTTGATGCAGAATTAATTGCAGCAGATGCGGACTGTATCGTGTTAACTGCTATAGCCATCTCACTTGATGCGCTAATGACCAATCCACTGCTACCAACAATTGCAGTGCTAACAGTAACGCTTGACGCACTTTCAATGCTTAAAGAGCATGACTGAACCCGTATGGCTTCTACAGAGGCACTGCTTGACGCTGTGATGCTAAGTGATGCAACCTGGCTAACAGTTGCTTGAGCAGCCATTGTGCTGGATGCAGAAACAGAAAATGCCGCATCAGAAATGCGAATGGCACTAGCAGATGCAGTGCTACTACTGGAAACAGCAAAAGCTCCTAGACTTACGCCATAAGAGTAATTGCCGCCTCCATAATAACCAGAGCCGTATGCAGCCATGTCATGTCAAACTTATATCAAGATCACCAATTGGGATGCGTAACACATCGCCAGCATTAATTGTTCGTGCAGTTGTCAATGGTGCCCAGGCAAGCATATTGCCACTAGTTGAAGCATCAAAAATAGCTGCCCAACCAACTGATCCCCAATTACCACCACTCGCAGCAGCAAACTCAATAGCCGCTGCATTTGTTGCGTTTGTGGGGCTTGTTCCAGAGACAGTGATTGTGCCAGTGACCACACGGGCATAACCATTACCAGACACTTCTGTACCGCCACCAGTATCACTAGGTGCAGCAGTAAACAAGCCTACATACCAAGCGGTAGGACGAGTAGCCGAACCTGTAGTAAACAAGTACGTTAATGCAAGATTTTCTGTGTAATCTGTAAAAGAAGACATTTATTACCCCAAAGATCGGGCACGAACAATAGGAGTAGAAGAAACAGATGCCCTTTGATCTGCCACCTCAATATCGCCTATGGAGTTAGCATATAACTGACCCCATGTGGCTAGACGCTCATCGTCCTTTAAATACGGACTTGCTTCAACTAAAGCTCCGTATAAGTACAAGTCTGGGGCATAGGCCAAAAGCCAGTTGCTTGTGTTTGAATCACTCAACGCAGGAATCTTACCATAGTAAGTTAATTCACCTGTGTAACCAGTATCAGGAGTTGGAATTACCTGTATCTGAGTGCCAATAATTGTATAGTATTGTGGTTTTCCAACTGCAATATATTGAGTTGAAGATCCATAGTCACCTTGGTTTTGAGTTACAAACTGTAGGTAAGTAATTGGATTTGTATTCAGTTGGAACTCTTTGGCTTGTAAGAAGTCAGATGGAAAAGCAAAATATTGCGTATCCAAAGTGGCATTAGCCCTTTTGACCATTTGTCTTACACGTAACTTACGATTGAATTTAGCTTCTGCAACAGTAATAAAGCTAGGAATAACAGAAGTCAAATCATCCCGATTAAGATAATCCGCTATTGTTGCTTTAAGCCCTGCAAAAGTATCAAGTGCCATTTTCTACATCCCTACACATTAGTGTGTGTTCATGTTTGTATTCAAATGTGCCAATATGGAAGATCTGTTTTGAGAGATCTTGGTCAACATAAGTTTTGTGTCCATTCTCAGCGGCTCTACGGCAAAACCATACATCTTCACCAATGTAGTCTTCCGCAAGGGGAACCCAAGGTATAGCAAACCAAGGATATTCCATAGATTTATAGACTTCGGATTTAACGAGCATTACACCCATCCCACAGTAGTCTACTTCAACAAGTCCAGTTGAATCGTCCTCAGTATATACCCGATTTACAAATTTTGCATCCATATCTTTGGTATTTTTTTTAACCGCAATAGGCTCAGTTGGAAATCTACGTTTGGCATAGTTTCCACAAACAATACCAGTATCATGTTTTAACAAACGGATAATGGAATCCTTGGGAAATCTCATATCGCTATCTAACCACATGGTATGCGTACATTCAGCCGCAATAGCATCCCTAGCCAAATCCTGACGTTGTGATGACAACAAT